ACGATCTAAAAAGTTCTTGCTATCTTGCTTGTCTTGATAAGGCCATTTGGCCATTAGTTCGTAAGGATCAACAGGTCTACCATGTCTGTTACTAAATACGAAGTTGTGAGCACCAGCATAATCTGCAGGAACAAAATACATCCGAGAGAGGTCTTTAGTCTGCTTATCTCCGATTGAACCGATTTCGGACTGGAGTGCATACCAAAAGGATTTGATTCTATCACTTTCAATCGGCTCCGTAGTTGGGAAGACCAGGCGAAACTTAGGTAAAGACTCAGTAGAACTAGCAGTACTATAACACACCCAACGCCAATGGCCAAATTTGTCAATGAGAACACTTTTTAAGTCCCCCTCAAATTCGTGATCATCAACATCAACAGCACACCAAGATCCCCAAGCAACGACATTTTTGTTTGCTCTAGTTGTACCGTGTACATAAGTAGCCGGTGATATAAGTTCAGCATCTTTTTTCCCCTCTAGTGGTCTCTCAGATAATTTATATAAAAACTTCTCAAATTTGTCCCAAGACTCAAAGTCCATACGACGATGAGTTTTGTTGTCAAACTTGCTTTTAAATACAGTCAGTGAATACATTACGCAAAAAATTCTTCCAATGTTGCTACAGGTTCAGGTGTCCAACCCACAGCATCTAGAATAGGAACTAAGGGTTCGATAAACGTCTTCTCAAACATTATACCATAGTCTACATACTTATGTAAACCATATTCTTTAGGTAAAGCGCCAGGAAATGAAATAACATTCTCCTGGATAGGATTGTTTGCCCTCAAGTAGCAGAATTTGATCTTTTCACCGTTTTTGATAGACTCGTATTTCTTAGTCAAAGCAAGATTGTTTAGTTGATTATTGTACAACAATGATCCGCGGACATGAATTGGTGTACCCTTTTTATATATGCTCAATGGATCACGGAACTTATCAAGTCCATTTACACCACGGGGAAAAGATACAAGCTCAGGATCCAAGTCAAAGAATTTCTTTTTAAAGTCTGCAATAAATTTGTGAGTATCATCTTGAGTGCCGTTAATAATAACCCTAAAGATCTCTTTAAACTTATCACGACAGACCTCAGGAGTAGAAGATTTAATAGCTTCAATGCCCATGATTTTTAGTTTAGGTTCGGCGTATTGTACACCTTCAGAGTTATGCACATTTAAAATGTACCGTTTCTTGGCAGTCCAGATACCACGGTCAGCAATAACCTCACGCGCCATCTCCATCCGAGGCGTATAACCATTAGTTACATAATAGAACTGGTTATAAGAATCTTTAAGGATAGTTTCAAAGTGTTCTTGGCAGATCTTATCTAAGAACTTAACAGGGTTATTTGGCTTGTACTTTTCAACTAAAGGACCCATGTTGATATAAACCGAGTCAGTATCAATAGCCACAACATAGTCTTTATCAGTGCCAAGCAGTTTATTCATCTCATTATTCATTGCTTGTTCAGCCCAGCGGATAACAGTCTGACCAGTTAAGGTTACCGATTCAGCAAGCGCAAAGTTAAAGTACTTGAACCACTTGTTGCCAAGCGCGCCATACAGAGAATTCAAAAGGATCTTAATAGCCATCTGGTTGTTTTCAAGCTGATTGATTTTAGACTCGAGTGATTTATCTTTAGTCTTTTCATATTCAGACTGAGTATCAAGCATTGCACGTTTAATTGTCGACCGCTCAGAATAAAAATCAGTAATGATTTCTGGAATGATACCTTGTTTGTTCTTTTGAAAGGGAACACCAGAGGCACACACAGAATACTCATTACTAATAGCTTTAGAGCGATCGTGCTCATTCAAGTAATAGTCAGGCCCTTGTGGAAACCGGATAGTCTGATCGTTAAGAAAACACTCAGGTGAAATGTTTGATTGAACAATAATATTAGGATACAGTGAGTTCAAGTCAAAAGATACTACCCAGTCGTGTGAACCAACTTGAGGTGGCTTAACATAACCACCCATCACAGCATCTGCTTTATCGCCATTGTCATATACACGTTCACCTACAGTCTTGTAAGGAACCTTTTCAATTTGCTCAAGGGGGCAAACAATATTGTTATTCATCAGGCGGCGGTAAATAATAGATTCCCAGATAGCAGTGGTGCCAAAAGTATCTTGTACGTTTACACCACCTTTATATGCCATAGTCAAGGCAAGAGAGATCAAACCCATCTTCTGATCAATACGGTCAACTAATTGTACGTCTTTGATGTTATAATCAATAAACTTCTGGTGATCCTCTTTGTACAGTGTGTACAGGTTGCCGTGCTCCTCGTAGGACAGCTTCTTTTCACCAACTACTACTTGACCTATATGGTCAAGTCTATAAGATTCTTGAGGACCGTAAGAATAACCAAACTTCTTAAATAGCTCAAGATAGTCGGCCTGTTGGATACCTACAAGCTCAAAGGCAGGAAGCGTACGGCCACGAGAATTGACATTACGTTCATTGACAAGATTCCATGGTGAGAGCGTCCGAGCTGCTTGCTCAGTGCCAATACCTGCGATACGGTTAACAATGTATGGAACGTCAAAAAAACGTGTGTTCCAACCGGTAATGACATCTGGATAATTCTTAGTCCAATATGCCAAGAACTTAGCAAGCAGTTCAGTTTCAGACTCACAATAGTGATACTGAATTAAGTCACCTTGAAGATCAATCTCAGTCTTGGCAGGATCATACTGGTCAAGTCCCCATACCTGATAGACAGAGGACTTACTAGATTTCAATGCAATGGATATAATCGGATATGCTGCATGCTCTGGTTCAGGGAAACCATCGTCAGAGGCAACCTCAATATCAAAGTTAACCACATTTACGTGGTTCATATTGAAGCCAATATCCTTCGGAAACTTTTCCGTAATAAACTGATGAATAAAGTTACGAGTACCATACATACGCTGGTTCTCAATACCTGTCATGTCTTCTATCTTTTGTTTAGCAGCAGCCATGCTTGGATACTTGACTCTCCGAAGGTTTTCACCATAGAAAGATTTAAAGACAGTCTGTTCACGAATGGGATAGAAAAGAGATGGCTCAAACTTATATTTCTGTTTGATTGCCGTACCGTTATCTGTGTATCCACGGTAGAGGATAGAATTGCCGTATCGATTTACTGATGTATAGAATGTCAAATGAATACCTCCGTTAAGTGTATTCTATCATAATTTAATTAGAATGTAAACAAAAAAAGGGGCCGAAGCCCCTAATTTTATTTTTTTTCTGAAACGAATGAATACATTTCTTTAGCTTTTTCCATCAAGTCATCCATTGTATACATTGCGTAAGATTCTTTGACGTCTTCTAAAGTCTTTTTGCCTTCATTTACCATATTTTCAGCAAATTGAATATTCATACGGTATTGTTGATCCATATATTCTTTTGCAAGTTGTAACATTTCTGCACGGATTTCGAAAGGGTTTTTACTAGACATAATAGTCTCCTGTGTGTGTGTTATTTTCTATATTTATGAGCAACTGCAATCGCCGTCACAGCCACAGCTGCTGGCGACACAGGCACAAAGTTTTGAAGGGTTAATTGGACCATAATCTGGAAAATACTTATTAAGAATTTCTACATGGTCTTCATACTTAGCCATAGCTTCTAATTCAATTTCAATAGCTTCCATGATATCGGAATGTTCACCAATACCAGCAGGATTAGTCAAATATACTTCAATGTTTACTCTATGTTTTTCTACATGAGCCTGTGCATGAAGTTTAGCTGTTTTTAACAACTGCTCTCTCATTGGATTCATTGGCGTTCTCCCTGGGTGTGTGTAGAGAGCCCGAAGGCTCCCTATGTTATTTAATATACTACAAATCTTCTACATTAGTAGTCATTAGATATTTAGCTTCTTGATGGTAACCCATCCTTGAAAGTTCTGCTGCAGCTCTTGCTCTGCCTAATGAAAGAAAGAAGTTGTTAAATCCACTAAAGAATCCACCAACCGGTGCAAGTGCGTATTTCATTACTGCTTCAGTCATTACACCCATCCTCGCAAATTTTTGTTTGCTTTGACGTGTGCAATGGACGAATTAAGTCGAGCAACATCATAGATATCGCCACGACATAAACCAATATCAGCCAAGTCTTTGTTAGATAGTTTGCCTAAAGCCTTTTCAGTTTCACGAATTGCTTTACGTTCAATCCGATTATTGTAAATGCTTTTCAGCGCTTCAAGGATTAGTTCAACTGCTCTCGTTGAGTAGCTGTGGGCTGTTAGTATGTGTTGTGTCATTTTCGACCTCGTTAATTTTTCCAATTGAAATTTTACGAGGACGCATTTCTTCAGGGATGACGTACTTCAGTTCGATTGCAAGTATTCCATCCTGAATATCTGCTCCGTGCACTTTTACGTGCTCAGACAGCCGGAACGTGCGCTTAAACTTCTTTGTGCTAATGCCACGATGAATAAACTCACGACCCTTTGATACATGCTCACCAGTTACTGTCAAAGTACGATCCTTGACTTCAACAGAAAGTTCATCCTTTGAGAATCCAGCCACAGCCATTTCGATCAAATAGTCTTGATCTGATGTCTTGATAATATTGTGGGGTGGATAATGGTCCTGAGCGTGTTTAGCAGTAAATTCTAACTCGTTAAACAGATGGTCAAAACCAACAAATGATGAACGTGGGAATAGTGTTTGTAAGCCTGTCATTTTTTTCTCCTTTTGATCAAGCAAGAATATTTCGAGCCGG